ACCGACGAGATCGCCGGCGCGGCCACCGACTTCGACATCTTCCAGGGATTCCTGACCCACTTGGCCAACCCGGACAAGGTGCTCAACCTGGAGTGCGGCGGCGACATCACCGTTTATGACGACATGAGCCGGGACGACCGCATCGGCCCTTCGCTCCGTACCCGGGCGCTGGCGGTGATTGGCAAGGAGTGGGAGGTTACCCCCTACTCGGATCAGGCGGAGGACGTGCGGCGGGCCGAGTACGTGAAGCAGGCCTTCCTCGGATTTCCCTTCGACCGCGCCCGTCGTGCTTTGCTGCGGGGCGGCACACTGAAGGGGTTCGCCGTCTCCGAGGTGATGTGGGACTACAGCGAGGGGGACGTGTTCATCAGGGACATGCTCCACCGGAACCAGCGGCGCTTCCGGTTCGACCTGGAGGGGAACATCCTGCTCCTCACCCGCGACAACCCCATGGGACAGAACGTGAGCCTGCGGGACGGCCTGCCCCTCCGCAAGTTCCAGCACGTGACCTTCGGCGACGAGGTGGAGACTCCCTACGGCGTGGGCCTCGGCCGTGAGCTGTACTGGCCCTGGTGGTTCAAGAAGAACGGCATCAAGTTCTGGCTCATGTTCTGCGACAAGTTCGCGGGGCCGACCGTTACCGGGGAATACCCGTCCGGAGCTCTCAAGGAGCAGCAGGACGCCCTCCTGGCTGCTGCCCAGGCGGTCCACACGAACAGCGCGGTCATCTACCCCCAGGGAATGAAACTCGATCTCCTCGAAGCTGCGCGCAGCGGCTCCATCACCACCTACAAGGAACTGGTGGAGTACATGGACGGGGCCATGACCGTGGTCATCCTCGGCCAGACCGCCACCACGGAAGGGACGCCGGGCGCGCTGGGCAACCAGGACGCCCAGGCCGACGTGCGCGGCGACCTGGTCAAGGCGGACGCCGACGCACTGTGCGAGGCCCTGAACAGCGAGAACGGCGTGGTCCGCTGGCTGGTGGACTACCAGTTCCCGGGTACCAGGAATTATCCGCAGATCTGGATCAAGTGCGAGGACGAGGAAGACGAGCTGACGGTCGCCGAGCGGGACGAGAAGAGGTCCAGCGCCGTCGCCGCCGCGGGCGCTCGGCTGACGCCGGTGTACTTCAAGCGGCGGTACGCGCTGGAGGATGATGAGATAGAAGAGGCAGGTCCGAGGAACGGGGAGCGAGGCACGAGGAAAAACGGAACCCTGCAGTTTGCCGAACCCGGTGACGAACCCGCCGCCACGATTGCCACCCTGACCGACCGCCTGGACAAAGCCGCCGCCCCTCAGACCGACGCTTGGATCGACGCGCTGAAGAATCGGATCGGCGTGGCGCAAAGCATCGAGGAACTGCCCGAAATCATCCTTGCCGCCTACCCGGACATGAGTGTGGAGGCCCTGGCAGGGATCGTAGCCGAGGAGACCATGCGCGCCTTTATGGCCGGTCGCTTTGATGCGGAGAGCGGCGAATGACCCCCGAAGAATTCGACGCCGTCTTCAAGATGCCTTTCAGCGAGGCTTCCAGGTTCTTTCGACAGAAGCTGAACATCCCTACGAAAGTCTGGGACGACCTGTGGAAGGAACAGCACGCCAGGGGGTTCATGTCCGCAGGCGCCATCAAGGCCGCTCTGCTGGATGACCTCCGGGGCGAGGTGCAGAAGGCCGTCGACGGCAAGCTCACCCTGAAGGAGTTCAGAGACCGATTCGACGGTATCGTGCGGAAACACGGTTGGGCCTACAAGGGAGGCCGCAACTGGCGCAGCCGCCTCATCTGGGACACCAACATCACCACCGCCTACCAGGCGGGCCGCTGGCGGCAGTTCCGGGAAGGAGGCGCGGAATTCCTTCGCTACGTCCACGCCGACGGGGTGATGAATCCCCGGCCGCTGCACCTGGCCTGGAACGGCCGCACCCTCCCCATCGATCACGAGTTCTGGAAGACCCACTATCCGCCGAACGGCTGGGGGTGCCACTGCCGGGCCGTCCGTGCGTACCGTGACGAGGCGACGGAAGAGCCGGAAGGATGGCGCACGGTCGACCCAAAGACCGGAACTCCGCTGGGCATCGACAAGGGGTGGGACTACAACGTGGGTCAGACCTACCTGGAGAAGGGGCACGAGGTATTGGAGCAGGCACTGGCCAGGTTGCCCCTGGCCGTGGGCGACGGCATACGACGGGAAATCCGGAAGCTGCTGGAGGATGAGACGGAGCGCGCATGATTCCAACGGTAATCGTCGAAGACCGAGAGATCAAGGCAGTGCTGGCGCGGCTGGCCGCGGCGGTGGCTGACATGACGCCGGCAATGCACGAGGTCGGCCAGTACTACGAAAGGAGGGTTGTGGAGAACTTCGCCGCCCAAGGCGACCCCGAGGGGCGGCCCTGGCCCAGGCTCTCCGCCACCACGCTGGGAATGGGACTTGCCAAGGGAAAGCGGCTGAAGAAGAGCGGCTACCTGGCCAAGGCGGGTCGGCAGTATCTGGCCAACAAGAAGATCCTGGTGGAACACGGCGATCTGCGGGGATCGGTCCACTACCAGGCCGGTCGCAACCGGGTGGCCATCGGCGCCGGAGGGCATATCCCGTACGCCGGCATCCACCAGTTCGGCGGGCTGGCCGGCCGGGGGCGGAAGGTCAGGATTCCAGCGCGGCCATATTTGGCCGTGAACGAAAGCGGCGGAATGCGGCTGGCGGAAAGAGACCGGCAACGGATCATCGAGATCGTGGAGAAACATATCGACAAGGCACGGGGACAGGCCCTCTGAAGTCGTCAAAAGGCCTGACCCCTTCGGGAAAACCGCAAAACGCGAAATTTGCCCTGTGACGCGTTTTGATCGGGGCGGGACAGCAAAGGGTGGCTGCAGGGACGGAAGGCACGGCAGGTAAAAATTTAAACGGGGTTTAAATGGGGTTTTGGGTGAAGGCAGGAACGAGGATCGAGGACCGGGGAACGAGGAAAGCGAAAATCAAGACTCGGGGATCGAGGTTCGAGGATCGAGGACAACCCAAGACCCGCATTTTGCTTCCTCGGTTTTGCCTTTAACCTCGGTCCCCGTTCCTCGGTCCTCGCACCTCGATTCACTGATTTTATAAAGCCCTTTACTATCACTTTCCCTCTCGCACCTCTATGGTGGACCGGAAACAGGAGGCCGCATGAACAAGAGAATCAAGATGCTGAAGCCGGGCAGATTCACGGCCATGAACGGCAAGGTGGTCTATTTCAGCGAGGCGGACCTGAAGGCCACGGCTGCCGCCTATGACCCTGAACTATATGCGGCGCCGTTCGTCATAGGCCACCCGAAGCATGAGGACCCGGCCTACGGCAGGATCGGGACCGCCGAATTCTCCGAGGGGTTCCTCTTGGGCATGGCCGACCAGGTCGATCCCGCATTCGCCGAGGCGGTCAATGCGGGCAGGTTCAACCGAGTGTCCCTGTCCCTCTACGAGCCGGACAGTCCGAACAATCCCGTCCCCGGGGTCTACTATCCCCGCCATCTGGGTTTTCTCGGGGCCATGCCGCCGGCGGTGAAAGGGTTGGGAACCGTAAGCTTCGCCGAGGGGGAGGCCGGCATTATCGAACTGGGGGATTGGAGCGATCGGACCATCGCCCGTGTGCTCAGGAACATCAAGAACTTCTTGATCGGCGAGTTCGGCGCGGAAAAGGCCGAGACCGCCCTCCCCGAGTGGGACCTGGAGAGCATTACCGAAGAGGCCCTGCGGCCTGAGATACAGACTGAAGCGACGCCGGAAACGGCGTTCGCTGAATCGAACAAGGAGGAGGGAACCATGGCTTTGACGCCCGAACAGTTCGCCGCCAAGGAGGCGGAATTGACTCAGAGGGAAGATGCGTTGAAGACGAAGGAGAACGCCGGCGTTCACGATGGCAACGTGGCCTTTGCCGAAGGGCTGGTGAAGGAGGGGAAGCTGCTCCCGGCCAACAAGGCCAAGGTAGTGGCGGCCCTGGACTTTGCCTGCGGGGTGGTCACCGGCGACACCATCGAGTTCGGCGAGGGAGAGGAAAAAGAGACCAAGGCCCCGTCAGACATCCTAAGGGACCTGTTCAACGCCATGCCCAAGGTCATCGAGTTCGGAGAGCTGGCGCCCGGCCGGGGTCAAACCGGCGAGGACACGGGGAAGATCCCGGCGGATCTGGCGAAACACGTGTAAGACAGGGGCTGGGGATAAAAGCAGGGGCTGGGGACTGGAGGCTGGCATGAATCTAACCCCTAGCCCCCGATCCCTAGTCCCCCAAACGACTGAAAGGAGTTTGACCTATGACCATCAACGGACAGGTCGGGAGTTTTTCCCGAGATGAAGAACGCGCGCAGATCCCCGGGCACGACCCGGTCATCCTGTCGGGCAAGGTTAAGGCGAATGACGGAACGTATCCGACCGGGCTTGTGCTGACCCGAAACGCGGCGGCGGAGCTCGTCCCCCTGGCCGAGGTGGCGGACGAGGTAATCGCCACCGGCAACGGCGCCACGCAGGTGTACAGCGACACGCTGGCTTCGTATCCGGTCGAGCCGGGCACGTTGACGGTCACCGACGGGACGGAGACGTTCACTGACGACGGCTGCGGGCGTCTGACAGGCAGCGCAGGCGGTACCGGCACCATCAACTACAAGACCGGCGCGCTCTCCCTCGATTTCAACGCCAACGTCGGCAACGGCACGAACATCACCGCTGATTACGTCACCGCCGTGGACGGGGTTCTGGACGAGGAGGCGGACACCACGTTGAGCGGATCCGGCCTCTACGTGGCGCACGGCACGGTAAACGGCACCGTGCTGAAAGTCGGGGCAACCGCCAAGGCCGCGCCGTCCGCGGCCCTGCTGATGCTGCTGCAGAAGAAGGGTGTTTTCCCGAAATAATCCGGCACGGGGACAGGCCCCCTGGATCGTCAAAGGGCCTGTCACCTTCGATGAATCCATTCATTACACAAGGGCGCGGCAAGCAGCGCCCCTACAGGAGGCACACCATGTTCAACATCCGCGGACTGTTTACCCGCGAGGCCATCATCCAGTATCTGACACAGCTGCCGGTGCTTGAGACTCCGGTCATGGACACGATCTACACCGTGCGTCCCCAGCAGCCGCTGCCGCTCATCGGCGCCGACCTGGTGCGGGCCGTGGTGAAGGCCATGCCCCTGGCGCGCCGGGGCGGACGGTCAATCACCATCGCCGGCGGTACCGGGACCACCGGGTTCTACGAACCGTTTCCGATCCATCCGGACATCGGTATCACCGGCGCTGACCTCAACAACCTGAAGGTCATCCAGGGAGACCAGGCGTCTCTGTCCGTCTGGGCTCAGGGAAAGACCGATATCCTGCGGCGCACGGTTCGGGCCACCACCGAGGCCATGTGCGCCGTATCCCTCACCGGCGCCCTCTCCTGGCCGGTGCAGCTGGAAGGGGGAGGGTTCGAGACCTATACGGTCGCTTTCGGCACCATCCAGAGCTTCACCCCGTCCAAGAAGTGGGACGCCGCCGACGCAAAGCTGAAGGACGTTTTTCTGGGCCTGCGCGGCATGCACAAGAAGCTGAAGGAAAAGGGGTACGGAGGCAGGGTCGAGATCTGGGCGGGCGAGGCCGCATACAACGCGCTGTTTGCCCTGGCCGAGGGATTCGTTTCCACGGCGCAGCTGACCGTGGCCATCTCCGATCAGGGCATCAACGTCGGCGGCTACCTGGTAAAGCCGAGGGACGAGCTGTACTACAACCCGGAAAGCAAGGCCATGGTGCCGGTGGTGGACGCCAAAAAGGTCAAGATGATCGCCCTGGACGCCGGACACCAGATGCCCTACTGCGCCATCGACGACCTGGACGGCAATCTGCAGCCGCTCCCCTTCTTCGTCAAGCCCATAAAGACCGAGAACCCCAGCGGATACCAGCTTGTGGCCGAATCCAAGCCGTTCCCCATTCCCAACGTTGACGGCATCTGCGACGCCACGGTGACCACGTAAGCCATGGCCTACTGCACCCTGGACGATATCAAGAGGCAGCTCCCGGAGGCGGTCGTCATCCAACTCACCGACGACAACCAGACCGGGTCTGTGGCCATGGAAAACGTGGACAAGGCCATAGCCGACGCAGGAAGCGAGATAGACGGGTACTGCCGCAAAAGGTACGATGTGCCGTTCGCGCCGGTACCCGCCATCATCAACAAGCTGGCGGTGGACATCGGTATCTATAACCTGTTCTCGCGGCGGGACGTGGAACCTCCCCAGGTGCGCACGGACCGGTACAACGCGGCGGTCAGGGTGCTTGAGAACATCGCCAGGGGCACGGTAACCATCGGCGTGGAAGAGGAGACAGCTGCCCAGGCCCCGGCGGATCTTCCGCGGTTCGCCACACCGGAGCCGGTCTTTACCAGGGACAGCCTGAAGAGGTTCTGATGTACGTTCACGAGATCGTAGCCCACATTACCGACCGCTTGAAGGCGCATATAACCGGGCTTGAAATCGCTCCTTTCCCGGACAAGCCGGGGGACTACCGGCTGCGCCATCCACGCGGCGCGCTCCTGGTCCACTATGCGGGAAGCGAGGCGCCCAATCCTCGCCGCCCCCGTATCGCGGTCCGGGCCGTGGCCCGATTCGAGGGGGACGCCCTTCTCTTCCTTGAGGCGGCCCGCGTCATCATCCACGGCTGGCAGATCCCGGGCTGTTCGCGGTTCGAGTACGCAGGCGACGAGTTTGTGGAGG